CTTGGAGTTTTGCAAACAAGATCTTTTAAACCTGAATTTTATCAACCTGCTATCGTTAACGAACATGTCTCACTTCAGCACAATAAAAACGAAAATCAGGAACAAACCTGAATTACAAGAAGCATTAGAACTTCTACAATATACCGTAGTAGAAGATCAAGAACTTAGAGTTACTGGTGCTCATGGTATTAATCACGAAACAGTAGAGGCAGATCTTGCTATCTCAAAAGATGTTGGTTTTCGTATGAATCCACATACAGGAGAGTATGAATTAGTTGCTGATCTTGAAACTTGGAATCAACCTATTCCAGTGGAAAGGTTTATGGATAAGGTAAATCAACAGTATGCTAGAATGACAATTCACAATACCATAGAATTGACGGTAACTCGTTGGGTATAAATACAATATACCAGTAGTGTAGAAATGTTTGAGTATTTTTATAACGAAATTCTGAGAAGAACCATTATTTCTTTTGGTACTCTTTTTAATGGAATCACCGTCAAGCAAGAGGGTTCTGTTATAAGAGTTCCTTTGGGATATGGTCCTACTCAGAAATTTTTGGCACGATTAAATCAAACACCTGATTTAAATAAAGCAACGGCAATTACTTTGCCTAGAATGTCTTTTGAGTTTACAGGTTTGACTTATGATCCTTCTAGGAAAGTAACTACAACTCAACAGTTTACAGTAAAAGATCCTAATGATGGAACTGAGACTAAGAAGTCATATATGCCAGTTCCTTATAATATGCAATTTGAACTTGCTATTATGTGTAAGTTAAATGATGACGCACTACAAATCACAGAACAGATACTTCCATATTTTCAACCAGCTTATAATGTTACTGTTACTTTGGTTGAAACAATTAAAGAGAAAAGAGATATTCCTATTGTATTAGAAAACATTACAATGCAGGATGATTATGAAGGAGACTTTGAGACTAGAAGAGTTCTTCTTTATACATTAAGATTTACTGCTAAAACATATCTATTTGGTCCATCTGCTGCTGCTACAAAAGATCTTATCAGAAGTTCCAGAGTCAGTTATCTTGCTGGTACAGATACTACAAATACACAAAGAGACCTTACATACAGTGTTACTCCACGAGCAACCAAGAGTTATGGTGGTCCGATAACTACTACGTTAGATGAAGATGTAGATCTTACAGAAGTAGAAATTAAAGTTGTTTCTACATCTAATATCTTCTTAGATCCTTCGGAACCAGCAAAGGCAACTTATTGCTATATTGATGAAGAAGAAATGAAGATAACAATGGTAAATACAAATTCTATTATTGTTGAAAGAGCACAAGATAACACTCTTGCTGCTTCACATGTTAAGGGGTCTGCGGTTAGAGTTATCAACCCAATAACTTCTGCTACTGATTCAGCTGTTACTTATGATGATAATGCACTCATTGAAGATGGTGATAACTTTGGATTTGATGGTACTATCTCATGACCGATAGATTAGATAAAACTTTTAATATTACTCCCGATGAGGTATCAGTTACTCCCGAAAATGGATGTACTACTAAAAAAGATCAACTTACGGATGTTACTCCTGGTGGTTTAAAAAAACCTGATAGATTAACTAAGGATGATATTACCAGAGACTATGAATATACAAGAGGAAATCTTTATAGTATAATAGAAAAAGGTCAAGAAGCAATTGATGGAATTCTTGAAATTGCTCAAGAAAGCGAAATGCCCAGAGCATATGAAGTTGCAGGTCAACTTATCAAAAGTGTTTCTGATGCAACTGATAAGTTAATAGATCTTCAGAAAAAACTGAAAGATGTTAATGAAGAACAAGTAAGTAAAGGACCAACTAATGTTACTAATGCGTTATTTGTTGGATCCACCGCAGATCTTGCTAAACTTATTAAAAATGAAACTCCCAAAAAGGGTTGAAATAAATATACTTGTAGATGGGGTAAAAATACGTGCCACTTAAAAAACCTTCAGAATTTTATAATAAGAATCCTAATTCATCTATGGATGTAGTGAAGGAAGAGTTAGCTGGTGCTTCCCCTGAAAAAGTAGAAACAATTTCAGAAGCATTTAATTCCTTTAAAAGAAATTTTGATCATATTCAAAATCTTAATGAATTTACTCAAACCTTTGATACTTTTAAAAATAATGTACAAAAAGTAGATACTCTTACTCAAAGTGTAGAGGAAATAAGGGAAGGTATTGAGGATCTTATTAGTAAAGAAGATCTTGATGATGCCATGACTGCTCAGTTATTTTTTGTTGAGGAGTCTATAAGAAATATTCAAGATAAGGTAAAAACTTTAAATTCTAAAAGTATTTTAGATATAAAGGAAGAATTTTCTTCTCTATCAGAAACGGTTGAAGATTTTATAGGTGAAGAAGTACCGTCATACAAAAAATTAATTGTAGATTCTGAAACAAGAGTTGATAATCGTTTTTTAAATTTTAAAGAAGATTTAACATCTAGTGTTGAAGGAGTACATCAACAAATTAATTCCAATCTAGATTCTATTACACAAAGTATTGAATCTCTTAATGAAGAAAATCTTTCTTCCGTAAAAAAAGAAGTTAAGGGTATTGGAGGAAGGGTAGATTCTCTTCTTGAAAAAGTATTACCACAATATAAAAAGTTTTTTGCAGAGACAGAAGTAAGAACAGAAGCAAAGATTTCTGCAAATGAAAAATTAGTTAAAGAAACTGCAAAAGAAATAGAAGAAAAATATGAGTCTAAAATTAAAGGGATTACTGAAGATTTTGATGAATTCGTTAATACAGAAATTCCTAAGTATAAAAAACTTCTCATAGATTCTAAATTGAAGACGGAAGAAGAAGTTAAAGATATGTCTAAAAATTTAGATGAACAAGTTTCTAAAATTAATAAGAATGTTGTTAATTTACAACACAGAGTTAATAATAAAGATATTGAAATTGATGAAGTTCTTTTAGAAAAGACTAATACAATTGAAAAATTAATTAGTAAATCTAAGGAACTTTCTAGAACATATGATGATCTTTCTAAGGATTTCAAAGCAAAGGAAGTTCAATATGAAGATGCTCTTTCTAACTTTGGAGAAAAAATTAATACAATGGAAGAGAGTCTCACAGATAATATTTGTGAGTTGCAGGAGAATTTAGATACTAGTACTTCTAAGTATTACACTGAAATGAAGAATGCGGTGGTTCCTGCCGTAGTTAATTTTGAAAAGAATCTTTCATCTCAAATGAAAGAGATGAAAATAGATTTTACTGTTAATGAAAAACATGTTAATAGTTTAAAGAAAGAATTTAAAGATCTTGTAGAAAAGATAAGAGTAACTGATAACTTAGAAGAAAGAAGTCAATCTCTTTCAAAAAAAGTTGATAAGTTAGAAGAAATTTTAGAAAAATTTGATGAGAAGACTCTTACAGAAGGTCTTTTAAATATTCCTCCTAATGTAGATAATTCTGATCCATTAACTCCTTTGGATCAAACTTATGTAACTCATGAAAAGTTAGCAGAGCATTATAGGTTATTCATTAATAGAATACAGCAACAACTATCTGTTTTAGGAGGAGGTGGTGAAGTCTTCCTTGCTAGAATGGAGGATGTTGATGTTGGAGCTGGTATTCAAACTGATGGGTTTGTTTTAGCATGGGATAAAGATCTTCAATTATTCACTCCTTCTGCGGGAGGTACTGCTGGTGCAGGTGGAACATGGGCATCTAATTCAGTTGGTGTTAGTACTACCAAGTATGTTGGAATTAATACTACTGCAGCACAAGAAGAGTTTCCATTATATGTTGGTCCCACAGGATTAGCTAATACGACAGTTGTTGCAAAGTTTGATGGAGATATTTCTGTTGCTGGAACTATATTTAAAGAGAATATAAAAAATCTAGACTCTATTGGTCTTGTTACTGCTAGAAGTGGACTTGATGTTGGATATGATTATGAGGGTGGTACAGGAGTTGGTATTACCATGAAACCTAGTGGTAATGCTGTATTTGCTGGTGTGGTAACTGCTGCTCATATGTTCTATCCACCAGTAATAACAACAACAGAAAGAGATGCACTCACAGTAAACGCAGGTGCTCTCATTTTTAATACTACTAGTACGCAATTAGAAATTTATAATGGAACTACTTGGGTAGGTGTTGGTGCTGTTAATAACCTTACTATCTCTAACCTATAAATAAAAAATAGGATACCGATAATTACATGAAAACGTGTAAAAGTGGATACTATTATTGCACTGATGATAAGAAGTGCAAACCTATTCCTGGTGGATATCACATAGGAAGAGGTGGATGGTTAGAAAAAGATGAGGGTAAAAAGAATGGAAAGAATGGAAATGGATCAAACGGTACTGGAAACGGTAACGGAAATGGAAATGGGAACGGTGGCTCTAATGGGAATGGTGGCGGCAATGGCGGTGGAAACGGTGGAGGTGGAATGGGAGAATCCGTAAGACTTCCTCTTAATATAGAAATTCCTAAAAACCAAACAGAATTTAATTTGGGATTGATGTTTAGAGAAAGTCTAGACTATGATAGTGGAATGTTATTTGTTTTTGAAGAGAATGGTCAAAAATCTTTCCATATGAAAGATACTAAGATCCCTCTCGACATTGCTTTTATTAAAGAAGATGGAACTATTGAAAGTATAAAAGAATTAAACCCATTTACACTTCTTCCTGTATACTCTGATGGAGATGTATTATCTGCATTAGAAGTAAATAGAGGTTGGTTTGCAGAGAATGATATAAATGTAGGAGATAAAATTGTTGTTCCTTTAAATGAAGATGTTGATATACATGATGCTAATGGAAATTTATATGCAACAGTAATTGATATTATTAAACCAGAACCAATGGTAGTTCCTAAACCAACAGTTCAATGGGAAGATCCTACTTTAACAGAAGCACAACGTATTCAATCCAGAGTTGGAAATATTGTTAGGGTCTTTCTAAGATGGAAAGGTCAGAACTTTATGTTGCAAATGTTCTTCCCTCAATTGAAGAAACCTAATAGAACTGATGTGATCGATCAAATACAAAAAGTATATCCAGGTTCTAGATTACTAAGTTATGATATTGAAGATTATGATCCTAGTGAACCAATGGTGCAAGTAGCAGAAGGTTCCTTGCATAAGTGGTTCAAGGGATCTAAGTCTAAGGATGGTAAACCTGGTTGGGTGAACGTTAAGACTGGTGGAACTTGTGCAAGTGATGAACCAGGTGAAGGAACACCTAAGTGCGTTTCATCTTCTAAACGTGCCAGCATGACTAAGGCAGAAAGAGATTCTGCATCTAGAAGAAAGAAAGCAGCAGATCCTGGTCAACAACAAAAGACTGGTGCTGCAAAACCAACCTATGTCTCTACGGATAAAAAGAAAATGAAAGAAGAAACTCAGGTAGATGAAGCTTGCTGGAAAGGTTATGAGAAGAAAGGTATGAAGACAATGTTTGGTAAGAGATATCCAAACTGCGTGAAGAAAAAGGCAACTAGAAGTGAAGCAACTGATGCTCAATTAAAATCTCAGGAGAAGGCAGTATTTGAACTTGAAAAGAAAGAGGCAAATACTAATAGAGCAAATGCAATGAAGAAACGTAAGGAGGAAATTAGTGAAGGATCTGATAAGAAAGGTAAGGGTAGTGGTACAAAAGATGCTTGCTATCATAAGGTAAAGTCTCGTTACTCTGTATGGCCTAGTGCATATGCATCTGGTGCATTAGTTAAGTGTCGTAAGAAAGGTGCTGCTAACTGGGGTAATAGTAGTAAGAAAGAATCATATTCTTGGAGAGATGATTTTGAATATGTACAAGAAGGTGCAGCATGGACAAAGAAAGAAGGTAAGAATAAGTCTGGTGGTTTAAATGAAAAGGGTAGGAAGTCTTATGAGGCAGATAATCCTGGTTCAGATCTAAAAGCACCTAGTAAAAAGGTAGGTAATCCACGTAGAGCATCATTCTGTGCTAGGATGAAAGGTATGAAGAAGAAACTTACTTCTGCCAAGACTGCCAGAGATCCAGATTCTAGAATCAATAAATCATTAAGAGCTTGGAATTGTTGATATGCCAACCACATATGATGATGTATATCTTGGTAACCCGCTTCTAAAAAAAGCAAATGTCAAACAAGAATTTACCAAAGAGCAAATTCTTGAATTCATGGCATGTAAGAATGATCCAGTATACTTTGCAAAACAACACGTAAAAATTGTAAGTTTGGATGAAGGTCTTGTGCCTTTTGAACCTTATGATTTTCAAGAGCAATTAATTAGAAATTTTCACGAGAATAGATTCAATATTTGTAAGATGCCTCGTCAGACTGGTAAGTCTACAACGTCGGTATCATACTTATTACATTATGCTGTGTTTAATGATAATGTAAATATTGGTATTCTTGCTAACAAGGCAGCAACTGCTAGAGACTTAC